TCGAGGCGCAGCTTGTGCAGCCACCCGATGTTGACGTCCTCGCCCAGCGGGTTGGTGTCGGCATCGGTATCGGCGGCGGCGCTGATGCCGTGCCAGCCCACGGCGATCCGGCTGAGCGCGACCGAGATCGCCACCTGCCGTGCATAGCGGGTGGGGAAGTCGGGGAATTTCGACCAGGAGTCGATCATTTCCCACGGCAGCCAGGTATCGAACAGGGTGTTCTTGAGCAGGTAGTCCCGCTCCTGCATGTGGCCGACATACTTGGGCTGCCGGGGCAGGTTGGCGCGGCTGCGGCGGCTCGCGATCATGTTGGCCGCGCCAAGGCCGATCACCTTGCCGGTCAGGTCGCGCACGCCCGGCACGTTGATGCGCTGGAGGAAGCCGACGCTTTCGCGCTGCAAGTCCTCAAGCCGCTGTTCGGCGGTGGGGTCGAGCGCAAACTGGTGGGTGACGCCGCGCGAAGCCCCGTTGATCTGTGCGATGGCGGAATAGAGTTCGTCGAGCGCCCGGCGCCCGCGATCGGAAAGATTGTAACGCATGGTGTTCAGGTCCTGTGGTGACGGGATGCGGGGCGGGAGGGGGAGGGCTCAGAAAATCCCGGCATAGGCCGCGGATTGTCCGTCCGAGCGGCTGCGCGCGCGGTAGCTCTGGGCGGGGGTGGTTTCCTGCGCGGCTTCGAGCTTGTGGACCTGAAGCGCGAGGGCGTCGGCCTCGGTGCGGAATTCCTGACGCAGGCTGGCCATTTCCTTGGCCATGGCCGAGGCGACGCCCGTGGCGAATTCGGCCAGCACGGGGCGCAACAGGGCAAAGTCGAGCGCGGCGGCGGGGGCCGGTGCCCCAGTTCCTGCCGGATCGGGGGCCGGGACGGGAATGGGCGCGGCTTCGGTCTTCGACTTGCCGGTGAAGCTGCCGATCAGATCGGCCAACCCGGCAAGGAACCCGGCACCCGGTTCGCCTCCGGTGTCCTCGGCAAATTCAAGCGGCGCGGCATTCTCGCCCGCCAGCGTCAGCGTGCCGGGCAGGGAGCGGTTGAACTGGAGGCGCTGGGTGGCGATCGAGGCGGGGCTGTCGGTCAGCGCGCAGCCCATCAGGTAGGCAAAGCCCTTGCCCGCGAAGTTCGGCTCGATCTCGATCGAGGGATAGACCTTCTGCCCGGACTCGTTGAGCTTCTTTGCCTCTTCGGTGACATCGAACGTGCCGAACAGGGCCTTGCGCTGTTCCTTCTGGCCGTTGAAATCCACCTCGACGGTGCCCGCCGACAGCTCCAGCACATCGCCATAGGCGCGGAACGGCCCGTCGGGCGCCATTCCGCGCACATGCTCGATGTTGAGCCGCGCGCCGAACGTCCGGGGATTGTAGCTCGACACCATCTGGTCGATCATCGCGTCGTCGATCGTGCGGCCATCGACCGTCGATCCGGCGGTGGCGAGCAGAAAGGGCTTGGTCTTCATAGGGTGGCTCCCGGTTGTGCGGCGGCATCTGGCGTGGTGGCCTTGCCCTTGAGCCAGCCCGGCGGCCCATCGGCAACGCGGGCGCGCGGTATTGCCGGGCTTTACCCGGCCAGCAGGGCGACAGGCGCCGCGTTTGGGAGTGCATGGCTATGGCCATGCACCAGGCGGACGAACCCCATGCGAACGACGACACCCCGGCGACGACCCGGCAGGTGGCGCGTGCCCAGCGCCGGGAGGCCCGCACGCTCTACCATCGCGGATGGCAGCTCACCCAGATCGCCGCCGAACTGGGCGTCAAATACGGGACGCTCGCCGCGTGGAAGAGCCGCGAGGGCTGGGACGAGGACGCGCCGATTGCGGTGGTCGAGGACCGGCTCGAAGCGCGTATCGCCCTCCTGCTCGACAAGGAGCCGTTCACCGAAGGCGACATGAAGCGCGTGGACTTCATGATGCGCCAGATGGAGCGCGCCGCGCGCATCCGCAAATTCGACAAGACGGGCCGCGAAGGCGATCTGAACCCGAAGATCGCCAAGCGGAACGACGAGGAGGCCAAGGCCAAGCGCGCGGACAAGCGCAAGAATTTCCTCAGCCCCGAACAGTGGCAGGCCCTGCTCGACGACTTTCACGCCCGCAATTTCGCCTATCAGGAACACTGGTGGGCTTATCGCGACGAGCGCACACGCAAGATTCTCAAGAGCCGGCAGATCGGCGCGACATGGTATTTTGCGCGCGAGGCTCTGGCCAAGATCGCGCAAGGCGTGCTGGCGGGCGCGCAGCCGCGCAACCAGATCTTCCTGTCGGCCAGCCAGCGCCAGGCCAACAAGTTCCGCCGCGAGATCGTGGGCTGGGTCAAGCGCGTGACCGGGGTGGAGCTGAAGGGCAACCCGATCATGCTGGACCTGACCGGCCTTGCCGAAGACGGGCCCGCGCTCGACAGCGTGGGCCTCTACCCGCTCTCGACCAACAGCAACACGGCCCAGGGCGAAAGCGGCGACTTCTATTTCGACGAGTTCTTCTGGGTCCACGGCTTTGCCCAGTTGCGCAAGGTGGCCGCCGCGATGGCCACGCACACCATCTACAAGCGCACCTATTTCTCCACCCCCTCGACCAAGACCCACGAGGCCTATGCGTTCTGGTCGGGCGAGGAATGGAACAAGGGCCGCCGCCGCGAACAGCAGCAGCCCTTCGATACCTCGAAGCGGAACCTGCGCGCCGGGGCCACGATGCCCGATGGAAGCTGGCAGCAGATCGTCACCCTCGACGATGCCATCGCCGGGGGCGCGGGCGGGCTGATCGACCGGGAGGAACTGCGGCAGGAATCGAGCGACGAGGAATTCAGCAACCTCTACGACTGTGAATTCATCGACGACAGCGAGAGCAGCTTCCCCTTCGCCCGCATCGCCCCGGCGCGCGTCGACAGCTTCTATCGCTGGCGCGATTTCCGGCCCGCGCTGATCGAGATCCCCGGCGCGCGGCCCTTTGCCGACAAGCCGGTCTGGCTGGGCTACGATCCCAACAAGCAGGGCCGCGACGATGCCGCGCTGGCCGTGGTCGCCCCGCCGGAAGAGCCGGGCGGCAAGTTCCGCGTGCTCGAAAAGCTGCGCCTCAACGGGCGGGACTTTGCCGGGCAGGCCGACGCGATCCGCGAGGTTTCCCGCCGCTATCACGTCACCGACATCTCCATCGACACGACCGGCCATGGCCTCGCCGTATGGGAACTGGTCTCCAAGTGGTTCCCGCTCGCGCGCAAGATCGAATACTCGGTCGCCAGCAAGACCGCGCTGGTGATCAAGGGGCAGAACGTCTTTCGCGCCGGGCGCATCGAGTTCGACGCCGGGTGGACTGACGTGATGCAGGCTTTCATGGCCATCCGCCCCACGCTCACCGGCAGCCAGCGCGGCGTGACCTATACCGCGCGCCGCAACGGCGAGATCGGCCACGCCGACATCGCCTGGGCGATCCTCCACGCGCTTTCCAACGAACCGCTCGACGCGGGCACCGATGCCCCGGCGGGCGCGGGCCGCGTGCGCTTTCTCAACTGACAGGACCGATGATGACCCAAACCAGCGCGACCGATCTGGTCCAGTCCGACCAGCCTGAAACGGCGCATGCCCCGGCGCAGGTGTTCCGCTTCGGCGACCCGGAAAGCGTGCTCGATCGGCGCGAACTGGCCCGCTATTTCGAGATCTGGCACAATGGCCGCTGGTACGAGCCGCCCCTGCCGATGGGGCGCCTGTCGCAGACCTTCAACATGTCGCCCTATCACCGCAGCGCCATTGCGTTGAAGATCAACCTGCTGGTGGCCCAGCAGACGCCCACGCGCTGGCTCGGCGCCGAAGTGTTCGAACGCTGGGCGCTCGATTTCCTGCAAATGGGCAATGCCTATCTCGAATGGGTGCCCAATCCGGGCGGGCGACTGGCGGGCCTTGCGCACAGCCCGGCGATCCACACCCGCGCGGGGCTGGAACCGGGCGTGTTCTGGTGGACCAACTGCGCGCGCGGGCAGGAGCATGCCTATGCACCCGGCACGGTGTTCCAGCTCCAGCAGCCCGACGTGGCGCAGGAGGTCTATGGCCTGCCTGAATGGCTCTCGGCCCTGCAAAGCGGGCTGCTCTCGGAAAACGCCACGCTGTTCCGCCGCCGCTATTACCTCAACGGCGCCCACGCGGGCTTCGTGTTCTACGTGAGCGAGCCGCTGGCCGATCAGGCCACCGTCGACGCGCTGGAGGAACAGCTCGGCAGCGCCAGAGGCATCGGCAATTTCAAGAACATGCTGGTCTATATCCCCAAGGGGAAGAAGGACGGCATCCAGATCATGCCCATCGCCGATGTGACCGCCAAGGACGAGTTCTCGGCGGTCAAGACCATCAGTCGCGACGACATGCTCGCCGCGCACCGCACCCCGCCGCAACTGATCGGGGTGATCCCCCAGGCCGCCGGGGGCTTTGGCAACGTGGGCCAGACCCGCGATGCCTTCTACGAAACCGAGATCGTGCCCCTCATGCGCCGCATGCTGCGGGTGAACGACTGGACCGGCCTGCCGGTCCTCGCCTTCCGCGACTACGTGTGCAGCGACGGCAGCGTGATCAGGCAGGACGGCACGCGGCAGATCGCCCGCGCCCGATAGAAATCCCCCCGCCGCAGGAGGCGGGGGCAGGGGCGGTGCAACGCCCCATGTCCGACGACCACAGATCGTCATGTCCCAAACTGGCCTGGCCTGAGCCATCCCGCCTGCCGACTCGGCGGCGCGAACATATAAGGAACATATGCGATGTTGTCGAACGCCCCGGATCTTCTCGAACCGGTTGTCCCCACCCGTCCGCCTGCGGCCTACATCGGGGGCAAGAAGGTACTGGCCAAACGCCTGGTCGCGCGGATCAACGCGGTGCCCCACCGGCTCTATGCCGAGCCGTTCGTGGGCATGGGCGGGGTTTTCTTCCGCCGCGACCAGCGGCCCAAGAGCGAGGTCATCAACGACTGGAGCGAAGACGTGGCCACGTTCTTCCGCATCCTTCAGCGGCACTACGTGCCCTTCATGGACATGTTGCGCTGGCAGGTGACGAGCCGCGCGGGCTTCGAGCGCCTGCGGCGGCAAGACCCGTCGACCCTCACCGATCTCGAACGCGCCGCCCGCTTCCTCTACCTGCAAAAGCTCAGTTTCGGCGGGAAGGTCTCGGGCCGTAACTTCGGTGTTTCGATGGAGCGCGGTGCAGGTTTTGACGTGGCCAAGGTCGGCCCGCTGCTCGAAGCGGCGCATGAACGGCTGTCGAGCGTGGTGATCGAGCGCCTGCCCTGGTCCGACTTCCTCACCCGCTACGACCGGCCCGGCACCCTGTTCTATCTCGACCCGCCCTATTACGGCAGCGAGACCGACTATGGCCGCGACCTGTTCGACCGTGCCCAGTTCGCCCAGATGGCCGACCAGCTCCACACCCTCAAGGGCCGCTTCCTGCTTTCCCTCAACGACCACCCCGAAGTGCGCCGCCTCTTCGCGGGCTTCACCATCGACCCCGTTCCCGTGCGCTACACACTCGCGGGCATGGGCCAGAGCAAGGTCGTGGGCGAAGTGATCATCAGCAACTGACCGCACAGGGCCGCGTCAGGGCTAGACAACAAGGGTGTCGCTACTAGCGACACCCTTTGGCCAGTCGCGAAGCCGAGTTGCAGCGACGGCAGCGTGATCAGGCAG